CCTCACCTTGGGAATCACATTTTTTACATTGTATAACTTCTTGTTTACGAACATCTGGATGAGATTTTTCATCACGAATAAATCCATTTCCATTGCAATGAGGACAAATAATTTTACCCGACATAATTTTGCCTCCAATGTGATTGAGTGTATTTTTTTCTTCTTTCTTTAAATCTTTCAAACATTTCAATGGTCTTAGATTCTTTTTTTTCTGGAAATAAAAATCCTGCTTGAACACCTTTCAATCTTTGTATCTTTCTCCAAAGTCTTGTTGGATCCAAACCCGCATTGTCACAAATGTCATCAAATTCTTGAGTTCTTTTCTGAAAGAAATTATCAACATCTCTTTTTTCATGATCACAGATGCAAATAGTATTCACTCCAAATGCATCCATTAAAGCTTGATTTAATACAGCTCTCCAAAGTTTTTGTTCTGAAGGTTCTATATTATTTTCTACCATGGCTTGACCATAATATATATGAGTTTTATTTTGATGAGAGTTTCCCATTTAATTTTCTCGCTTTCTCAGTTACTAATGTTTTTACTACTTGACTACGACTTAACTTAACATCATCTTTAAGTTTAGTCTGTAGCTTTGTTATAATCGTATAAGTATCGTTATCGACTGTAACATTTTTATACTTGCTAAAATCAGTCATTGTTTATATTCTCCTTTATTATTTTAGTTAACTCACAATATAGGATATTATTTTAAATAAGTCAAGTCAATGAAATTTTTTTTAACTTTATATATTTGTTCATTATTAGATGGACAATGTCTAATACCAAATCAAAAACCTTACGTATATCCAAAGGTATATGATAGTCATTATGAATGTGTAAGAGCTGGACTTACTGAATCATATGAGATATTATACGCGGAAAATTTTTTTAATGAAGAAATTATCAACAACTTAAAATTGTATCCAAAGTTTGGTTGTGATGAAGTTCCTATAAAAGGTAATAATACTTAAACTCTTCCTTGACCGTTATAAGGTTTATAATTCCTTTTTTCTGATTTATTCATTTTCTTTTTATGCCTACCTATTTTAGGTTTGCTTCTTTTTTCGTAAGTATTTACTCCGAAGCCTTTTGTCTTTTTAGCCATTCTTTATCCTGATCATTTAATTTTAAATATCTTATACTTCCATTAATATGTTGTTTGGTATCTTCACCACAATTAGTACATCTATAATAGTCTGGCACAATAGCAACTAAAACTGCTTCTTCACTACAATGTTCACAATGTCCACTTACAGTGTCTATATTATTGAATAATCTTATTGATTTAAATGTCATACTATATCCTTAAATTTTCCGGTTACAGGTTTATATTTAACTTTACCCTCAGATCTATACGCATGCAAACAACTTGCTCTTCTTTGTTCTGGTATATAACTACAATGAATCCAACCAGAATTAGGTTCACCTGGAGTGTAAAATTCCAAAATTAATTGATCATACTCTAAATTTTGTTTAATCCAATCCGCAACTTCTGCATTATCTACACCAGGGCACTCAAAATCTGCTGCCTCCCCCTTGGAATGTTGACTATTAATTGAGCTACCTACAGCTATACAAAGTTCTGAACTTCGAAATCCCGAGGTTATAGTAACTCTTCCGAACCTATCTCTAACCGGTTGAAGTATATTTTCACATAATACTTTTAATTTTTCGACTTGATCAGCTGAAGGATTATTATTAATTCCTTTACGGATAGCAGTATCCGATTTAGTTAATTCGGACAAAGTAAAGTTTCGAGAAAGATTCATTTTATTTTGAGTGTATAATGTTTTCTATATATAAACTACCATCAATATTTTTACCTATACTAGCCTTAACTTCACCACACATCAACTGTTGATCTTCTTGATTTATATGCCTTGAAGCTTCTCTTTTATGCTTTAAACAGTCACTCATTGAGTTTTGAATACGGTGTTCAATAAGTTCATTATTAACAAATAAACAAAGGGCTATTACCATTTTAATCATTGTCGCCACTCACATTCATTGTATTCATTGTTATAGTCGTACTCTTGAAAAACACCTGCGTTAATGGTTCCCATTTCCATTAGCAAATTTAATATCTCTTGTTGCATCTTTTAATTTTTCAATATCTTTTTTAAGTTTTTCTATTTCTTTTTCATGTTGTTCTAACATTACATTAGTATGTAAATTTTCATCTAAAATTTTTTGTATTTTTTCTATTTGTTTTGCTTGCCATTCCAATAGCATAAATTGCTCCTGGTCAATTGGCTTCTGGACGCTCGCCTCTAGTAAATCTTTTTCAAAAAGCTTGTTTCTTGTCTCAAGATTATTGAGTCTTTCAACCACAGTAAAACTAAACCATGCTCCAACAGCAACGGCTCCGATTATAGACAAAAGATTCCTTAGTGGCAAAGCCACACTTGTACTATCACTTATTTTCATAAATGTTTTTTAGAATAATTCTAATGTAGGATCAACTACCAATTACTGTTGGATTTTGTAACTTTATGAGCTAATACTTTTCCTTTGTTTGGCCCATGTTTTACAACATATCCAGATGTACCATTAGCATTGATATCAACTTCACTTCTTGCATTAAACAAAGTTTTTCTTTTAGAAGCTAAATTTTGTTCTTTGTTTCTACTTTTAAACAAATGTGTAAATCTATCTATCATAAGTTCTCCTAGTTAGGTGAACCTAATATTATAACAGAAATTTATATTTTTAGTAGCGTTATTTATGCTAGTCTAGTAGCCAGTCTATGCATCTCTTCCACCAAGGTTTCTTGCTGCTCGCCCCTAGAATCAAGACTCCACAATCACATTTATCACAAATACAAGTACCACATTGGTTACTACTTACATAATAACCTTTTCCAATACAGTGACAATCATGATTACAAATGTTGCAGTATTTTTTATTTAGACTCATTTTTTATCTCCAAATCGTAGAACATTTTGTCAGAATCTTCCGTAATCCAGTCCGCACCTTCAACATCCCAGACTGTGTTTTGCACTTTATAGTCGGGCCAATCGGACTCAGTAGTGTAATTATTAACATGCCACAAAATGCGATTATTAGGCTGAGCTGCATAATTGCCGTTATCAAGAGCCAATATATGCGCACACTTATGTTCTTGAGGTATTTGAGAATGTTCCACATCCAAAATATTAGGTTCAGGATGGGCCCAATCAACAGTAAATAAATAATTTCCTGGATAAAAGTTTTTATCCTTTCCACGATATTTACCATCTACACCAGCCAAAAAATCAAAGACATGAACACTAGGCCAATAACTAAAACAGTTCCACAACTGTAATTGGTCGACCGACATATCTGGCACTTCGGATCTAGAAAAACGTTTTTGGAAAAACGCTGAGATAGGCAATCTATAATAGACTGCACCGTTGGGAAGTAATGCGTGAAATAAGAGAGCACGACCTGAAATACTTGCAAGACCAAAGACAACACATTCACGCTCGCCTTTCTTATCCATGTCCATATCATAAAGATACTCGGTTTTAATTTTACAATATATCGGTGGTATATTCGCGTTAAGGTAGGCCATACTTTAATCCTTATATCATCATCCATTTATATCACCCCATGTTTTACCTGATTCGTAATCTACTTTATTTGGGACAGCTAGTGTAACAGCATTCTCCATAATCTCAATAATTTTTTTAGCTTGTTCTTCTGATTCAACAGAAATATCTAATTCATCATGAATTTGAATATGAGGTATAATACCTTCTTTATACAAATCTAACATTGCTTTTTTAGTCATGTCAGCTGCTGATCCTTGAATTAATTTATTCAATGCTTTATAAGTAAAAGCTCTTTTTATTCGACCTCTTCCATAAGTTCTTTCTGCTTCTTCTAAACTCATTGGAGTATGCATACCAAAAGTATTTGGTTCCCATTTATTGAACCTACATCTTCTTCCTAATAAAGTTCCAATAGATCCTGATAATTGTGCGTGTTGTGAAGTTCTATTCATTAGTTCTCTAACAAAAGGTACATTCTCATGATACTGATTAAATAAATTTTCAGCTTCTGCTTTAGTAGATAAACCTAATTCTGCTTGTAGTTTTGCTTTACCCATACCATAAAATAAACCTAAGTTAATTGTCTTAGCATTACTTCTAGATATTCCCGCCATGTCTGCAACAGTTTGGTGAAAGTCTACTGAATCACTTTTAAATTTTTCTACAATCTGTGTAACAGAATCATCATACATAATTGGATCTGTAGTTGCTGCATAATGAACAACTAATCTAGGTTCTTGCTGTGAGTAGTCAAAACAACCCCAGGTATGATTTTGTTCTGGAATAAATAAAGATCTAATCTTGGGTCCTAAATCTTTATTACGTGCAGGTATTTGCTGTAAGTTTGGATTTGAATAACTAAATCTTCCAGTTACCGTACCACCTTGATCCGAACGAATAGGATTTATATCTGCATGTATTCTTCCTTTATGTTCATGTTTTAAAATAGTATCAATAAAAGTTGTGTGTGCTTTATTAATTTCTCTTGCTTTAGCAATTTTTTGTACTAAAGGGTGCTGGTGTTCAGACAAGAAATTTTTAGTAAATGAAGGCGCTTGTGATTTTTCAGTTTTTTCGTAATGTAAACCAAGTTTTTGAAAAACTTGTGCAATGGATCTTGCAGCCCAAATCTGAGGTTCAATTCCTGTTTCTTTTTTTATTGATAGCACCAATGAGTTTTCTTCTTCTACTAATTTTTGTTTTAATTGGTGTGCAGCTTCTACATCTACTCGCACTCCTTTAAATTTCATATCAATTAAACATGGAAACAATTGTGTTTCTAAATCAAATATTTCAGATAAATTTTGTTTTTGTATTTCTATAGATAATATTTTAAATAATTGTAAAGTTAATTCAGCATCTTTTTCCGCATAAGCCCCAACATACATTGCGGGAAGTTTGTACATTTCTGATTTAGCATCTACACCTGCAGCTTCTGCAGCTTCTTTTAATCCTTTTTCATCTTTTACTTCTCTTAAATATTCAAAAGCAATACTATTTAATGCATAAGATAATCTATTTTCATCAATCAAAGATGACATCACCATAGTATCAACAATAAAACCATTAATAGGAATGTCATAAGCTCTTAACCAACATACATCGTACATTGCATTATGAAATATTTTTGTATTGTTTGCTTTACAAACATCTTTTACATAATCTAATACAATTCTTTTATCTAAATTACCTTCTCTATGTCCAATTGGATAATAACCTGACCAACCTTCTACGGCCAAAGCAACACCAATAATTTCACCTTCACCTATTACGGCACCTGAACCTCTTGATTTTAAATTTGGATCTTTTGTTTCTAAGTCAATTGCCACATAATCATATTTTGATAAATCTGGAAAAGTTTCTGGACAAGTCCATTCTGTTTGTGCTGTAAACATTTATACCCCTAGTGTAAAATAAAATATTGTAATACAAGTAATTAATCCTAAATCATAAATTAAAGTCATATTAAAATTAAACATTACTTATCTTTCTTCATATCTTTTAATTTCTTTTTTTCTAATTCACAGTAATGAATTATCTTATCTATATCTTCAATTCCATTTTTTTGCAAGTACCTACAAACGTACTTAATTACGTTTCCCTGAAAGAAGCTGAGATTATTTTTTGAAATAAACTCATACGGTTGAATGTGAAAGTTTTTGTAGTGACTCCCACCTATCTGTTTATCTTGTGGAAATGCTCCATCAAACATACCTTTATTTGTCATATTATTTCTTCTCCTATGTTATATTGATATTCATAACCTTGATTCATTATGAATAAATTTTCTTTTGCTCTTGTCACACCAACAAAAAATAATCTATGTTCGGTGTCTTTATTTATTTGCGCTGCTTCATAAATAATTCTTTCTAAATCTGTAAACAGAATTACATTTTCTGCTTCTTCCCCTTTAACCGCATGTATAGTAGATAATTTTATTCTTGCCGGTTTACTTAGATCCTCGCCGCTCGCCACTAGGTCCTTGATGTATTCAATCTGGTAATCTTTTAATCTTAATGTTTTCCAATCACCATGAGCAATGAGTCCATGTTCTAGTCTAAGTTCATCCATGTCCACTGAGTCTACATTTACTAAAGACTTGCCACCAGAAAATCCATACTTCACATCTCCTTCATCATATTTTAAATATTCATAAATATTTTGAGCTTCTTCTCCTGAGATACTTGCACCTTTGTTTAATCTGTCCCAATCATTAATTGCTTTAATTACATCTAAAGGCAATAAGTCATTGAATTTACAATCAAATCTATAACCACTTTCCTGTAAAATAGGCACCAAATTTTTCATTTGATCATTCGTTCTAGTTAAAATCATCCATTGACCTTTACTAAAATCAATGTCTTCTAATTCTAAATCTTCTATAATACTTCCTTCAGCATCTCTAGGTTCCCAAATTTTGTCTCTTCTTTCATCAATGTTATCTAAAATAGATAAAGCAAGTTTATGAATTTGTTTTGGAACCCTTCTAGATATTGTTTGATGATCTGGTATTCCATCTAAGTTAATAAATATTTTTGGATCTGCACCTTGAAAAGCATAGATAGCTTGATCGTCGTCCCCTGCAACAAAAGATTTTTTACACTGAGATTCAATGTAAAAAAACATATCCCATTGCAGAGGATTCAGATCTTGAGCTTCATCAAGAAAAACTACATCGAGGGAAGGACATAATTTTTTCTCAACAAAATCGGAAATCATGTCTGAAAATTCAAACATGTTATAATCTTTTTTATAATCTAAAATATCTTGATTCAATTGTTCAAGTAAAGGTTCATTAATAAAATCTATTAAATCTAATTTGATAGCTGCATCTTGCAAATTCATTTTAGTGCAACGAGAATATTCTATAATTTTCATGTACTGATTTTTATACTCATAATAACCATTTTCTTTTTGTATAGTTTCAAAATGCATATCTGTATGTCCGTATTTATTTTTAAACGGATTCCAATTCTCATCTTTTAATAATTGAGATGTTGTATCTATGTTTAACATTTTAGTTCCCATTGAATGCATTGTACATATCCAATCAAATTCAAAGGTAGGGTATTCTTTTTGTATTCTGTCTCTTGCTTCACTAGCTGCAGCATTACTAAATGTAATGTAACAAATTTTTTTAGGATCAGTTTTATTTATAATTAATTCATTATGTAAATGTTTATGAATTAATGTATGTGTTTTTCCTGTACCCGGTGGCCCTGCAATTACTGTCCTCATTCAAATGGTGCCGCTTTCTTTTCTAATCTTTTTGGTGTATACTGTTGCACTTCAATTTTTTCTACAGTCCAAAGTTTAACACTTTTCTTTTCTTCTTTTCCTTTGACTTTTACTGTAATATCTTTCGTTGCAATTTTACCATTAAATAAATTTTCTACTAACCTGATAGTTTTATTTTTTGAATAAGTTTTATCAGGCCAACTTTTACTTCTAATTATAAATCTCCAGAAATCTTTAAATTTAAAATAACTAACACCATTTTCTGTATAAGGTTTACTTTTTAAAACATCTTCTAACGATTTACCATCACGACTAATAAATTCAGTTAACAATTCTTTTAATTGTATATCTATTTTAGAATCATCCGGAGCATCTAATGTTGCCATGTTCTTCATTAAAGATGCTAGTTGTTTTCTCCACACTAATTTAGCAACTGGAATTAATGGTCTTCCAAGTTCAGTCATGCATGCAATACTAAATTTTTCATGATCGTGTAAGGTTACTGCATCAACTTCAAGAGTATCTTCATCTATATCTACAAAAAATATTGGTGGATCAGATTCATATTTTCTAATGGATGTAATAGAAGGCATTCTAACATCACCACCTTTGCCATATTGTTTTGTATAACAAAGTTTTTCATCACAAAAATTACAAATAGGTTTGTCTTTACATTTATAATCATATTCTTTTTTATCTAATTGTTTTATAACTCTTTGTATGTCTGTAGATTTTAAAGGTGGTTTAATATATTTTTCTGTATTATAGTTTTCTAATTTATCTTCCCAACCTATTGGATTAGATTTCTTTACATAAACTCCAATATTAAATAAACCATTATCACGACCGGATGCTGCAACATCTCCATTACCTTCTACAATAGGGCCATTTTTAATAATTGTATTTAAACATGGTGGACCATCTGGAAACTCTTCTTTAATTTTTTCTTGTTTTTTATTTATAAATAAATCTTTAAATTGAGATACTTCTTGAACATGTTCATCATATAATTTTATAAAATTTTCTATAGTTAAAGAATTACCCTCATCATCTATTGCATACTTAACTGTTCTATTTCCACCATGATAAGGCATATTTAAAAAATTACCTACATCACCTCTATCTGCCATTATTTTAGATTGTTTAGGAAATATTTCCGCTTTAGCATAACCTAATGCAGATGCCATCATCTGTAATTTTTGTCTCATTAAAGATGCTGAAACAAATTCTTTTACAAAACAATAGATATGAGCACCACCAGATTTAGATCTAAATACTATTAGTGGTAAATGTTTTTCTCTAATTTTTTTAATTAATTTTAAATGATCAAAAGGATATGTATCAATATCTATTGCACCCCATTGACATTTATTATCTTCATTAATTGGTATAATACCAAGACCAGGTTCTTCACCTCTTAAATGTTTTTCCCATAACTCATTAGTTACAGGTTCTCTTATAGTTTTAACCCTAACTTCATTTTTACCATCATGTCTAATTTCATGAGTTTTAAAAGTGATACCATGTGCACTTTCTAAACCTTTAAATATATCTTTTAATCTTTCTATCATATTCCCTCTGATATTTTATTATCAGGCGGCACGGTTGTACCGCCTGATTGTGGCAATTACTTGTCGTAATTTCTCATGGAAACATGAAAGTCTTTAGCTGCTTGATACATTGCAGCATCTTTCACTTGTTCAGGCGCACCAATAGAAAAACCATACCATTGATTACCTTTTCCTGAGTTTAATACTGATGCTATGTGATAACTAAAAGCATATGGAGCAGGTGTATATACACCTTCAGCATCTTTCAATGTTTGAGATTTTTGCAATGATATCCATTTTCTTGCAATCTTACCTTGAGATGCAGACATTGACATCAAAGCTTTCTCAGCTCCATTATCACCAATTATGATAACATAATTTTGGTGAACGGTTAAAATGTAGTTACCATTTTGCAATCTATCTTTACCACCATCTTTAGTAGTCTTAGATAAAATATCAGAATCAGCAGGATAAATTTGTTCTGGTCTACCTGAACCAGTACCAAACTCTGCCCATTCTTGGAACTCCATTTTATAATAACAAGGGATTGCTCTAAATCCTTTGTCACCATCATATAGTTTTTTTGTAACTATATTTAAGAACATACCAGGTTCTGCACCTTCAACATAATTTTGATTACGTTTTTGTGCTTCTCCAGATCCATTCTGTAAAAGTTTTAAGATAGGCAAAGCAAGAGATTCTTGTCTTACATTCTCAAAACCTGTTCCGGCATCTTCTCTATATAAAATAGTAGAAGGTGTTTGTGCCTGTTTTTTTGTTTGTACTTCTGTACTCATATTTAACTCCTTTTTATATTTGTACGGTTACCCACGTAAGTTTTGAAGCAGTCAGGGAGTTCGATTCCAGACTCGTGACATTCCCTAACTACTCCTTTTAAGGTCTGAGGATGTACTCCCACTTTCTGGACAGGTTCATATCCTTGACCTTTAGCAAGGGTAGCGTAAGCCATTGCCTTGTTGTCTTCGCCACGACCAAAGGTAACAGTGATATCATTTTTAATAATATCACCTCGACCGTTATCACGAAGCCAGTTAAAAGCCTCTTCTTGTTTTTCAGGAAGAATAGATGCGCTGTAAAAATTTCCTACTTCTACAGTTTCACCATCTTTAAGCTTTAATTTTGTAATGTTCATTTCCTTCATCATTTCAGGAATTTCAAATTGAGAAATGACGTTGGCTTTTTCTTTTAATTTTTTTATAGACGATTCTGCATTTGCAATTTCGTCTTCTAAATCTTTTAACTGCTGTACTTTATCAGTTAATTGTTTTGGATCAACAACAGCTTTTATTGCATCCACTTTATCTTCTCTATAATTTATTTCACTCATTTATTTCCTTTCTATTCTTTCTAATATAATCCTATAAACTAAATTGTCAAGTAGTTTCCCTTTGATATAAATCAATTTCAATTGGATAATATCTTCTTTCTTGTTTGTCCCATTTTAATAACTTATATTTACCATTAGTTATATCAGAAACAATTGAACACGCAACACCAATAATTGCAGGATCACCAGTTAATAATAAATAATCTTCTGGTGTATAATCTTTTAATATTTTTCTTAATTTAAAAACTAAAGGACCCGCACTTAATATTATTTGTGCATTTTCAGGTAGTAAAACTTTTAATTCACCAAATTCAGACGCACCAATAATATTTATTTTGGGACGGCCTTCTCTAGTACCAGGAACATCCTGGATGACATAAACTTTATTTTTCATAACTTCTTGACAATTTATAATCTTTTTGATAACGAATTACAATAGAAAGAAAAAATAAATATGAACTATAAATTTAAAAAGCAAACCTTTTGCTCATCAGTTAAAAGCGCTTGAAATGTCTTGGGATAAAGAAGTATTTGCATACTTTATGGAAATGGGAACCGGTAAATCTAAGGTTCTTATAGATAATATAGCTATGCTTTATGATAAAGGTAAAATTAATGGAGCATTAATTGTTGCTCCAAAAGGAGTATATAAAAATTGGTTGGAGTCAGAAATACCCACTCATTTACCGGACCATATAGAAAAGAAAATTGGTTTTTGGCAAACTAAACCAGATGCACCAGACATGAAAGCTTTATTTAAAACCGATGAAGACTTACATATTTGTATTATGAATGTAGAAGCGTTCTCAACTAAAAAAGGATTACAATATGCATGGAAATTTTTAAATTGTCATAGAGCATTAATTGGTATTGATGAATCAACTACAATAAAAAATCCTAGTGCAAAAAGAACTAAAGCTATTTTAGATTTATCTAAATATTCTAAATATAGAAGAATACTTACAGGTTCTCCTGTAACTAAATCACCATTAGATTTATTTAGTCAATGTCAATTTTTAGATCCATGGTTATTAGATCAACAATCTTATTATTCATTTAGAACTAGATATGCAATTTGTAGAAAAATAAATGTTTCAGGAAGACAAGTTGAAATAGTTGTGGGTTATAGAAATTTAGGTGAACTATCTGAAAAATTAAAACCATTTTCTTATAGATGTTTAAAAGATGATTGTTTAGATTTACCTAAAAAAACTTTTATGAAAAGAGTTATACAACTCACTGACGAACAAAAAAAAGTTTATAAACAAATGAAAGAAATGGCTCTTGCACATTTAAATGGTAAAATGACTACTACTGCAACTGTGATCACTCAATTAATGAGACTTCATCAAATTACTTGTGGTCATTTTAAAGCAGATGACGATTCTGTTCAAGAAATTAAAAGTAATAGACTCAATGAGTTAATGGATATTATAGAAGAAGTAGAAGGTAAAGCAGTTATATGGGCTCACTATAGATATGATATTAAAAGTATTGTTAATGCATTAGAGAAAAAATATCCTGGTTCTACTGTTACATATTTTGGTGACACCACAACTGAAGATAGACAAAAAGCAATTAAAGAAATTCAAAACCCAGAATCTAAAGTTAGATTTATTGTTGGCACACCTCAAACAGGTGGATATGGTATTACACTTACTGGTGCATCAACTATGATTTATTATTCTAATGGTTATGATTTAGAAAAACGTCAACAATCAGAAGCTAGAATTGATAGAATAGGTCAAGAAAAACCTATGACTTATGTTGATATAATTGCTGAAGATACTATTGATGAAAAAATTGTTAAAGCTCTACGTAATAAAGTTAATATAGCTACTGAAATTATGGGAGAAGAATTAAAAGAATGGATCTAATTATTTTTGAAAATAGTTTATATCATTTAATACCTGTAACAAAAACAATGTTGGCAGGCATAGAAATACCTAAAGGTATAGATTGTATGAATTTATGTGAAATTATAAGAGAAAATTTTACAACTTATATTAGTTCTAAAAACATTCATGTTATGAATGGATACAATGCAAATTTTTATGGATGTATATGTGGGGCCGAAGCCCCACAATAATTATTTAATTTTTATTTCTTGAGCTTTAATTTCTTCTGGTTCATTAACACCTAATTTAATTGTCAATACACCATCTTCCATCGTAGCTTCATCAACAATAACATCATTTCTTAATGAAAATTGTTTAAAGAATTTTCTCGCTGCTAAGCCTTTTTCAATGTATTCTTTTTCCTTGTCATCTACTTGACCAGAAA